GTAGTGAAGAGGATGCTTCTTCATCAGAATTAGAAGCTGGACTTCAAAGTCAAATCAACAAAAAAGCAACACCAGTAGACGTATCAGGAGTACCTTGGTAATGAGCGAACAACAAACAATCACCATCGACAATGAAGAACATAACCTCTCAGAGTTGACGGTTGAAACTCAGATGCACGTCGCCCGTGTTGCTGAGATCCGTCAAGAAATCGCACGACTGCAAATGCAGATCAACGAACGTCAGGTTGTGCTGAATGCTTACGGTGAAGCTATCGTCAACGCAGTTAAGCCTGCTGAAGATGATGAAGCCGAGGCTTCTGTTCAGTGACGCCTACAGAGAAGGCCATAGCTCAGATTGAAGCGCATGAGAAAGAGTGCGCTGTCCGGTACCAAGGTATTGAGCAGCGCCTGCAAGATGGCAGCAAGCGGTTTGATCGGCTTGAGCTAATGATCTGGGGCGTTTATGTGACGGTGATTGTCGCGGTGGCTCTGCCACAGTTTATGGGCGGCTGACAGTGATTGGCGAGATCGCTGCGATTGTAGCTGGCGTAAATGCGGCTACCAGTGCGATCAAGCAGGTCGCTGAAACGACTAATGACATCCAGTCGATCTCTGGGTTTCTGTCTGCGCTAGGTGGTGCCGAAGTAGAGCTACAACGCGCTCAGAACGAGGGTAAGCTGTCAGAGGCTGATGCTGTTAAGGCTGCCTTGGCAAAAAAGCAGATCCAAGAGACCATGAAGGAGATCAAGGATCTGTTTACCGTTAGCGGTAACGGACAGCTATACCAAGAAGCTATGCAGGCGATGGCAGCAGCTCGAAAGGCTAAACAGCTTGAACTGGCTAGAAAAGCGGCTCAAAAGAAGCAGTTTTGGAAAGAAGTTAAAGAATACGCTGCCATTGGGGGCGTACTGCTGTTTCTCTTGCCCATGACGCTGGCACTGCTGATAGGTTGGCTGACAAGAAAATGATGGCCTTTTTGTTGGTTGTGGTGGTAAACGGAGAGCCAATAGCCGATCAGTTTTACTTCCGTGACATCACACGGTGTAACACGTTTGCTTACTACGTCAGCACTGGCAAAACCAAGATAAACAATCGCTATCAAATGCAAGAAAACATAACCGCTTACTGCATACCGAAACGGGTTGCGGCGAACACGAAAACTTGGGACTAAGATGGCAGCAAAGAAGCTACAAGAAGGCTCTGAATACGCCGAATACGATGCGGATGGGGACGGTATTGTTACCGACGAAGAGCTAAACACCAGTAAAGAACTGCAAGAGCTACGGCTACAACATGAACGTGCTGATGCACAAAGGGCTATGTCATGGTTCGCCTTGTGGGGCATGTTGCTCTACCCCAGCTTGGTTGTGGCATCGGAGCTTTTCGGGTTGGCGCAAGCAGCAACGATTCTAGGCGATATGGCAGCCGTCTACTTTGTATCGGTTGCGGGTATACTGGCTGCGTTCTTTGGCGCACAAGCATGGTCAAATAGGAAATAGGTTATGAGTATTGTCGCATCGCTAGTAGGGCCGGTTACAGGGCTACTGGACAAGTTCATTGAGGACAAGGATCAGAAGAATGCCTTGGCACATGAGATTGCCACCATGTCTGAAAAGCATTCGCATGAGGCGCTCAAGGGCCAGCTAGAAATCAACAAGATGGAAGCTGCACATAAGTCGTTATTTGTTGCTGGCTGGCGACCTGCTATTGGCTGGATCTGCGCTCTGGGTCTGCTGTACAACACCATTATCGCTAACATAATCAGCATCTGGGTGGCTGTACCAGAGGTAGATACAACGCTTCTTGTGCCCGTTATGATGGGTATGCTTGGGCTAGGCGCTATGCGCTCCTACGAGAAGGTAAATCAGGTAGCTAGAGAGAAGTAATGGGCGATTTAGTTGAGATGGTAAAACGCCATGAGGGCGTCAAGTCTAAGGTATATTTGTGTACTGCGGGTTTTGAGACTATAGGCGTAGGCCGAAACATCTCAGAGTCTGGCTTGGGCCTATCTCCCGATGAGATTGACTACTTACTACATAACGACTTAGAGCGTTGTCACCAAGAACTGCAAGATGCGTACTACTGGTACGGCGGGTTGAATAAAGCTAGACGTGACGCAATGGTCGATATGTGCTTCAATCTAGGCATCACGCGGTTGCGCGGATTTGTTAAAGCTCTGGAAGCTATGTCTCGGGAGCAGTTTGACATCGCCGCTGATGAGTTTATGGATAGCCGTTGGGCTAAACAAGTCGGCAACCGTGCTGTAGAGGTGACTGAAATGATCCGTACAGGCGAATACCGGTGAGAACTCATAATAGCCCCAGAGCGTTAGACGGCGGTGTAGTAGACCCTGCACACGTTGTAGAGATCGTATGCGATGCTTGTGGGTTTGATTTAGATGAATCGGAACTAGAAGCGGATACTTGCTCAGATTGCGGGGCGGCGCTTAACTTGAAGCAGAACATAGCTATACAAGTTACCACGCTACCCCCTGCGTTTGGCGCATCTAGCTAATGGATACAATATGCCTTTACAGAAGCTACAGTTTAAGCCCGGAGTAAACCGAGAAAACACACGGTACACGAGCGAAGGCGGCTGGTACGAGTGCGATAAAGTACGATTCCGCCAAGGTATGCCCGAAAAAATCGGCGGGTGGGTACGCATATCAGATACCACATTCCAAGGTGTGTGCCGTTCACTGCATAACTGGGTTACGTTAGGCAGTCAGGATTTAATCGGTGTAGGCACTAATCTGAAGTTCTACATCGAAAATGGTGGGGCATACAACGATGTTACGCCGTTACGGGAGACTACTGCCGCAGGGGATGTGACTTTCGCCGCTACAGACGGTAGCGCTACGCTCACCATTACCGACGTGGGGCACGGTGCTACCGAAGGCGATTTTGTTACCTTTAGCGGGGCAGTATCTCTTGGCGGCAATATAACCGCAGATGTTCTAAACCAAGAGTATCGGGTCGGCCCCGCCCCTACCGCAAATACGTATACAGTAACCGCTACAGCTACCGCGAATGCGTCTGATACAGGTAACGGCGGAAGCTCTGTAGTTGGCGCATACCAAATAAACGTTGGCCCTGCATACGCTACACCACTGACAGGTTGGGGCGCGGGTAGTTGGAGTGCGGGCGTGTGGGGTACAGGAGGTACCTCTGCGGAGTCTATTCGTGTCTGGAGCCAAGCTAATTTTGGTGAAGACTTAGTGTTCGGCCCTCGTGGCGGGGGTATCTACTACTGGGATGCTACAAATGGCTTAAACACTCGCGCACAGTTAGTTACAGATGCCTTTTCTAGCACGGCGTCTAACGTACCCACTAAACAAAACCTCATTCTTGTTTCTGACATAAACCGTTTTGTGTTCTGTTTAGGGACTAACTTGTTAGCCAGTGCTACGTTTGACCCTATGCTAATCCGATGGGCAGACCAAGAGAGCGTAAGTAATTGGACTCCTGCCGCAAATAACCAAGCAGGCGACTTACGGTTGTCTAGTGGCTCGGAGATCGTCGCGGCTACACAAGCCCGCCAAGAGGTATTGGTGTGGACTGATTCTGCGCTCTATTCCTTACAGTACGTAGGGGCACCTGCTGTATGGGGCGCACAGTTAGTAGGAGAAAACATCTCTACAGCGTCTCAGAACTGCGTAGCCTACGCTAACGGTGTGGCCTACTGGATGGGCAAGGATAAGTTTTATAAGTACGACGGGCGCACTCAACCACTACGCTGCGACATTCGCAGGTACATATTTGATGATTTTAACTCGCTACAGTATGAACAGGTGTTTGCCGGTACTAACGAGTCCTTTCATGAGATCTGGTGGTTCTACTGTTCTTCTGACGCACAGACCTCAGACAGATATGCGGTGTACAACTACCAACAAGACATTTGGTACTACGGTACGCTAGAGCGTACGGCGTGGCTTGATTCTGGGTTACGAGACCGCCCGCTTGCCGCTACGTACAGCCATAACCTTGTGAACCATGAGCAGGGTACAGATGATAACCAGACTACGACATCGGCACCGATTGCGGCGAATATATCTTCTGCCCAATTCGATATAGAGGACGGGCACCAGTTTGCATTCATCTGGCGGGTCATACCAGATATTACCTTTAACGGTTCTACAGCAGCCTCCCCTGCTGCGACGATGACTTTGCTACCCCTTGCTAACTCTGGTGCAGGGTATAACTCGCCTTTGTCCGAAGGAGGATCTAACAACGGCACGATTACAAGAAGCGCAGTGCTACCAGTAGAGGCGTTTACACAGCAACTTAATACACGAGTGCGAGGGCGGCAGTTAGCGGTTAAGATAGAGTCTACTGAGGAGGGTGTTACGTGGCAATTAGGTACCCCTAGAATCGACATGCGAGCAGACGGCAGGCGGTAATGGCAGTAGACAACACCAGATACGATGTACCGTTCCGCGCTCCAGCACTGCCGTATCCTCCGCAGGGGTACGACCAACAGGCGTTTGAAGAATTTAACAACGTACTTCGCTTGTACTTCAACCAGCTTGATAACGCACTGAGAAACGCTATGGCAGTTCAAGAACCGTATGAGTTACAAGTATCTAAAGGCCAAGTTGCGGGGGCTTCTTCTTTGTACAAGTTTGGGTATAACCCAGACATAAATGGTACTGAGGAAACAGTATGGTCACAGGGGGGTGACGTAGTATGGCCTGCCGCAGCGTTTACGGCGTTTATCAGCAGTTCTAGCACCGCAGACACTAGCGCAGGTACAGGTGCACAGACTGTTACTGTAGAAGGCTTAGACGAAAATTACGCTGTTCAGAGTGTTACTGTAAGCATGAACGGGCAGGCCCAAGTGCAGATTGGTGACGCCTCTGGCTGGATACGTATTAATCGCGCTTTTGTTGCTACTGCGGGGTCAGGGGGCACTGCTGCGGGTACTGTCTATATCGCAGCTACTGGAGTGTCTTCTGGGGTACCTACAGGTACTATTTATGCGAGCATAACCGACGGTAACCAGACGCAGATGGCGGTTTATACCGTGCCCGCCTCTCATACGTTATACCTAGATGACCTTATATTTACCGCTGCTATATCACAGGCTAATAACTACGCTACCGTCAAACTCAATACTAGAGACTTTGGGTCGAATGTATTTAGAACTAAGTTTATCAATGTATTGCAGAGCAATGAGCTAATCGTAGATTTTGAGTTTCCTCTGGCTATACCAGAAAAGACGGATATAGAGTGCCGCGCTGTAACTAGCAATACCAACAACCAAATCGGCGCGTCGTTCCAAGGCGTCTTGATAGCGAATTAGGGGTTGCAGATGACAGCTAAAAATTACGCAACGGCTTTTCGAGACGCCTATAAGGAAGTGTTATCTAGGGGCGCAAACCCTAACGATTTGTCAGGGGGCCGCAACAGCAAAGACGTTTTTAGCTGGTATGACGATATTTACGGGTCTCTCATAATAGATACATTGGATTTTGACCGTTTTGATCTCTCGGCGGGTTCATCTGAATGGGGTGGGGCTAGGATTGGGCGTCCGGGGGGAAGAGGTGGTGAGGGGCTACCAAAGATCTACATTACCGCTGAAGACTATGTTGAGAACACAGGTGCCCCTGAGTATCTGCTTGATGTACTTGGTAAGGACAAAACAGGTAAACCTCGTGTAGAGGAGGAAGCACGACAGGCTTACGCACTGTTAAGTATCACAGAGTCTCCAGAAGAAATTGCTACCGTGCTTAGTGGATACTACGGAGTGGACTTTTCCCCTGTCTCGCAGAGTTTAGGAAACTTTGAGGGTAACTTGGGGGATTTTGTTGATGCTCCAGAACGACTAGCTGAGTTTCATTCGTTTGTTGAGCCTATCCTCCTAGAGCAAATACCATATATTCAGATGACTAGGGGCGTTAGTTACGAAAAAGCCCTAGAGCTTGCGTACCAAGAAGACCCTATGGTTCAAGCACTGTACGGGAAGTATGGTGTAAATCCTATTCGCACTAGCAAGTACGGGGGCCTCTGGAACTATGACCCATTTTCTTTTAGTGAAGTCCGAACTGAAAAGCCCGCCAGTAAATTTGATAGGTTTGCTGGGCCAATACTCGCGATTGCTGCTGCGTTTGTAGCCCCGCAGTTACTGCTAAAATCAGGTGTATTTGGTGCCCCTGCTGCGAGTGCGGGTGCGGGAACTGCTGCCGGCGCTGCTGGCGCTGCTGGGTATAGTGCCGCGCAGCTTGCTGCCGCTACGGCTGCTACTTCTGCTGCCACTACTGCCATATCCGGCGGTGATTTTGGGGACGTACTTAAAAGCGCAGGATTATCGTTCGCCGGATCGACTGTCGCACAGAAGTTAGGTAACGCTAAAGCAGCCGCTTCTGCTGCCTCAAATCTAGCTGAAACAACCCCCACCATAGCCAATGCCGCCGCTGCCGCCGCTGCCGCCGCAGAGTACGGTACAGCTAAAGCCCTGTTTGTTGCCGCTAATATAGGTACAGGCGCTATAACTGGTAATGTTGGTGCAGGCATTCTTGCAGCGTTTGGCGGAGATCTAACTGTTAATGCGTTGGACAAAGTAGGACTTACCCCCGAAGTGCTTGCTAGAGCAGGCGTAGACCAAGACTTGTTGGTAAACGGTTTAGTTCAGACTCAAATGCAGTTAGCCAGAGGTGCGGATCTTGACGCTGCTTTAGCTATGGGGCTTGGCTCCTATATCGCATCTGGTGGTGGCATAGCAGGCGTAAACAAAGACACTTTCTTCAAAAAGATGGGTGAGGTGTTACGTGGCACTGGTGAAGCTATATTTGGCACTGGCAAAGAAAACCCGCTAGATCCCAGTAAATTTACCGCATCGTTAAACGCTAACTACGGCGACAGTTACCAATATGGGAAAGAAGCAGATTCGTTTGGCTCATTCTATTCTAACGCCAACGTACCCGAAGAGCTACTTCTTGATAAAGGGGCGCAGTGGGTATTTCAACGCAACGGCACTGTAAAGGACATAAATTCGGGGTTTTCTTTTGACCCTAATCAAAGCCCAGAGACACTAGCCCTATTACTTAAACTAGAGGCAGAGGGGCGAACTCAAAACTTTGATATGTCTGCTAACGAAGCGCAGAAAATGCTGTCTTCCTCTGAACTTCAAAGACTTTTAGGGCCAGCAGTAAGTGATTTTGCTGTAGCGGAAATGCCTGATGCGAAATTGCCCGAGGGGTGGAGACTCGCCTATGGGGGGTACGACGGTCTTATTGAACAGTTAAATAGAGGTAAGACACTAAAAGAGATACGAGCGGAACTAAAGGGATTACGTCTTGACCCAAACATAGGGCTAGGCATAGCCCCACCTACCGCAGCAGATACATCAGGGCTATCCGCTGACCAACGTGCTTATTTAGTGGGCAATGCGATAGACCAAATAGCCGAAGCCATGTACGAAGAAGATCGTGCGAGTGGGGGTAGTGCAGGCAGCGCGGATGAGTTTAGGGCAGAAGCAATACAGGCATATCAAGAACTTCGGGATGACGGCTATTCGCACCTTCGCGTTATGGAAGACCTTGGCATGGATACGTCGGGACGAGTGTTAAATGCCGTCCGTGCACTTGATACGGCCCAGTTGGACAAGTTACGCACTGGTGATGACCGAGAAGCGTACCTCCGAGCGTTAGGTACAGTGGACGAAACCACAGGCCGTTACCACGAAGATTCGCTGTATGAAAGCGGTATAGAGCAAGCGTACGGTCTCTACGACCTTGCAAAACGAGCTGTGGATGCCGCAGAAGAAACTGGCGACGATAAATGGATCATCGGCACTGCCATCGCTATCGAGGCAGGGGCAGACGTAGCAAACGCATTTCTAGGGCTTGCTGCGCTTGGAGGTATAGATCCTGAGTCCACTAGGCTAGGCAAAACGCTAAAAGCTATTACCGATATGACAGGTGAGAGTAAGCCTGAAGACTACCAAAAGGGGCTAGAAAACATAAATCAACGGCTACAGGCCGCGCAAAAACAAGCAAAAAAGGAAGGGCTTGGTACTTCTGATAGCTGGATTTTAGTTGGCAAAGCGATCATGGGTGCTGCCGCAGAAAACCCTACAGAGTTTGTTCTCGACTATGTCGTTAAAGAGGCGGCGTCAGAAGTAATACCGTTTGGTGTTGGTGCTGCGGCGTTTGCTGGAGCTAAATTAGGTGCCGCAGCAGCGAAGAAGTTTGGCGATGACGCTGCTAAGAAGTTCGCAGAAAACCTGAATGCTAGCGACATAGCGGTTAGCGCCACCATGATAAGTGACGCTGCTGAAGAGACCGGTGGTGCAGCAGCATCTGGGTACAGCGAAGGCTACGACGCTAAGATAAAACAGCTTACAGAGCAGAACGCACGTCTAGCTGAACTTGCGGGCGTTAGCTCTATACCACTGTCAGATGCACAGATAAAAGAAGCCGAAGAGTTCGCCACCGAAGTTGCACGCAAAGCCGGTATGACTGGGCTTGTACTGTCTGTCGTATCCGATGGGGCACTAGGGGGTAACGAGTTAGCACGAGGACTGTTTGGCGACAAAGCCACAAACGCTGCTGATGAGTTTGTAACCAGCTTAATTAACCGTGTTACGAGAGTCGGGCAAGGTGCAGGCCGAGAGTTCATGCTTGAGGGTCTACAAGAAGGTGGCGTACAAGCAATCATTGAAGGTGCCTTATACGAGATAGACCCTGATCGCCCTGTGTCCGCGTCTATAGCCCAAAACGCCATACTAGGTGCAATTATAGGTGGTTCTGTAGGCGGGGGTATCGGCACAGGTGCTGAAGTATCAGACATACTAGCCAATATAGTTCAGAAAACCTCTCCTACCGTACGAGCCGCCATAGAAAACGCCAAGAATGGCGCGTTGTCCGATGCTCAAGCTAAAAAGATACTTGAAGATTTTGGCATAACGCAGGGTGAGTTTGGAGATTTACAAACCAGTCTAATGAACGAGGCATTTGATGCCGACTACACTACGTTCAACGAAGCGAAGAGTGCGTTTCAAGCTGAAAACCCAGATTATGAGCCTACTGAAGCGGACATACTTGGGTTTACCGGCAATCGTGCCGAAGACAGACTAGAGGCGAGTGTCGCTGACCTTGTAGACCGTAGCTACATTGACGCACAAGAGATCATAGCCACCGCAGCCCGTGAAGGGTTGGTGTTAACTGAAGAACAAGCTGCTGAATACGTACGCCAAACTGAGTCTGGAAAAGCCAATGCTGTGTTACGTGACCTACGCTCTGATGTTTTTGACCCGCTGTACGTTACCAACCGAGAAGCTAGGGGCTACTTTAGTGACATCGGGTACACGCCCACAGCCGAGGATATAGCTGAGTTTGTAGGTAAGTCAGAAGAGTATGCTTCAGACAATGTGTCCGGCTATTCTGAAAATATGTTACTGCTTCAGCTAGATGGCTTGTTAAACGACCCGAATGCAACGCCTACGCAAATAGACCGTTTGCTAGATCAGATTGAAGCACTAAACCCAAGCTCTACAGCACGCGAAGATTTTGGTGTTGGCGACGACGGTACTCCACCCGAAGAGGATACGGGGTATGAGCCACCTGAGTATGACCCAATTGAGCCTGACACCGACACTGACACCGACACTGACACCGACACTGACACCGACACCGACACCGACACTGACACTGACACTGACACTGACACTGACACTGACACCGACACCGACACTGACACTGACACTGACACTGACACTGACACTGACACTGACACTGACACCGACACTACTGTCGATACAGACGGTGATGGTGTACCAGATGACTCCGATGCTTTTCCCGATGACCCAGACGAATCGGCGGACACAGATGGTGACGGTGTAGGTGACAACACAGATGCGTTTCCTGATAACCCAGATGAGACCACTGACACCGATGGTGATGGCATAGGCGATAACGAATCAGGCGTGTTGCTAGATCAGATAGCAGGTTCTGAAAAACGACTTACTGATCGTATAGATCAGTTACAAAGAGAAGGTAAGACTCGTGATGAGGCGTTAGCACAAGCAATAGAAGAGCTTGCTGGTGATCTAGGTACAACGAAAGAAGACTTATTAGATGCTATAGCAGACTCTGAGCTTTCTATACGGGAAGACTTTAAGGACGAGCTAGATGCGTTAAAGACGAGCCTATCCGAAGATATAGATGATCTTGAGAAGAGCATTCTCGATAAGATGGCCGAATACGAGAAGGAAGGACTTTCTCGTGATGAAGCACTAGCTAAAGCTATTGAAGATGTGTCTGGCGACGTTGACACCGCTAAACGAGATCTTCTGACAAAGATTGATGAAGCCGAACAGGCCGGTATCGACAGAGACACAGCACTGGGTGACTCTATATCCGACCTTGCCGAAGAGCTTGGCATTACCGAAGAAGCCTTGCTTGAGCGTATTGGGGAGTCAGAAGAGTCTCTACGCCTTGCAATCGGCGAGACTGAAGCCGACTTACTACGGGCAATTAGCGACACTGAAGGTGCACTGACCGTCGAAATAGAAGCGGTGGCGGAGCTTGTAGGTAAGCCTGCTTCTGAAGTAACTGATGCGGACATTGACTTTGTTGCCGACCTAATCGCACAGCAAGAAGCGATTAACGACCCTGATACGTACACGTTTACGCAAGAGCAGCTAGCCTATGACGTAACAGGCGATGGCGTTATAGACCAATCTGACCTAGATCTCCTGCAACAAGCTGCAACGGGGCAAGACGTTACGTTCGCTCTTGA